ACAAGATCTACAACATCAGTCCGGTCGAGGTTCCGCTTCAGGCGATGGCCGACGAGACCACGGCGAAGGCGACGCTGCACGAATGGCAGACGGAATCGCTCAACGCCGCGGCTGCGAACGCTCAGCTCCAGGGCGACGACATCAGCTTTGGTGCCGCGATCCTGACCACCCGCGTCGGCAACCGCACGCAGATTTCCCGCAAGGAAGTCATCGTGTCGGGTACGCAGGAGGCGGTGGACAAGGCTGGCCGCAACTCGGAAATGGTGCGTCAGATGGCCAACAAGCGGGCCGAGCTGAAGCGCGATGTCGAGTTCGTGCTCTGCTCCAACCAAGCGCCCGTGACCGGCAACTCGACCACGGCTCCGCAGCTTCGTCCTCTGCTTTCGTGGTACGCCACGAACGTCTCGGGCGGCACCGGCGCGGCCAACGGCACTTCGACTACTGCCCGTACTGACGGCACGCAGCGCACTTTCACCGAGGCGCTGATGACCGGCCAGATGCAGAATGCCTGGGTGGCTGGCGGCAAGCCTTCGATCGCTCTTTGCGGTCCGAAGCAGCGCGCGGTCATCTCGACGTTCAGCGGCGGCGCGACGAAGTTCTACAGCATCGAGGACAAGAAGCTGACCTCGACCATCACCGTCTATGACGGCGATTTCGGCACGCTGAAGATCGTTCCGTCGCGCTTCGTGCGTAACGCTGCGAACAGCACTGACCGCGAGGTTCATCTGCTCGACCCGTCGCTGATCGCCATTGCGTACCTTCCGGGCCGCAAGTTCAAGTCGATCGACGTTGCGGTCACTGGCGACGCCATGAAGGGCGCGGTGCTCAGTGAGTACACGCTCGAGGTTCGGAACGAGACTGGCAACGCGCTGGTCGCGGATCTGACCTAACCTCAGTCAAATTCTGACTGACCTTGGAGGGGTCGGGCCACGCGCTCGGCCCCTCTTTCTTTTGGGGGTGCTTGATGCCGGTCGAAAAGCTCACTTCCGACAGCAATGGCGCAATCCGGGAGGAGTTTCACTTCGACCACGCCGACCAGACGGTTTCCGTTACCCAGACGCAGGATGACGCCCCGGTTCGCGATTATGTGCGGCAGAAGCGCCTCGACGGCGCGCGGTACGTCGAAGGCATGGGTTACGAGATCGCGACCCTGCCGGAAGCGCTGTGCGTTTCCTACGGCCTCGACCGGGGCCTTCCCAATGGCTGGTACTACCGCCCCGAATATAATGACGAGCTGCGTAAGCTGATCGCGCTCGCCAGCGACTTCAACCCGCACGGGAAGTCGATGTGATTACGACCTATGCCGAGCTTCAGACGGCGGTCGGAAACTGGCTCAACCGCTCGGACCTGACCGCGCGCATCCCAGAGTTCGTAGCGCTTGCGGAGGCGAGGTTCCGCCGCAAAATAGAGGACCTCGACCAGCGCGAGACGGCATCGATTGTCCTGACCAACGGCGTCGGGTCATTGCCCGCCGACTTCGGCGGCTTTGTCGCGGTGTCGAGTTCGACCATCGGGCGGATTGAATATGTGTCCGTCGCGCAGTTCGTTGATTATCAGTCGTCGAGCGGCGATCCGATCGTGTTCACGCTTACCGATGGGGAAATTCGCACGCTCCCTGCCGCCTCCGGTTCCGTGAGCATCGTTTACAAGCAGGCGCTTCCGTCGCTTTCCAACTCCGTCACGACCAACTGGCTGCTTGATCGCGCACCGGACATCTATCTGTTCGGAACGCTGGTTCATGCCGAGTTCTATGGTTGGAACGACGAGCGGCTTCCCCTTATCAAATCCGCGCTCGATGAGATGCTGGGCGAGCTCACGGCGGATATCGAGCGCAGGCTCTACGGATCCTCCCCGCTGTTCCCGAGGATCGGACGCACCTGATGCGCCTGCTATTTGGGAATTACGAGCCCGACAAGCCGCCATTTCTGTCTGATGGCCTGCAAACGGCAAGCAACGTGTACAAGTCCGCGATCGGATGGAGGCCGGTCGGGCAATTCACCCCTCTGACGACCGCGCTCGCTTCAAAGCCCCTGGGTGCGGGTACGTTCACCTCTCCCGCCGGCGTAACCACGATCATCTCAGGCACATCCGACAAGCTGTATCGCGGCTCAGCGACGGGCTGGACACAGATTGGAACCGGCTACGCCACCGGAGCGACGGGGCGGTGGAGGTTCGCTCAATTCGGCGGCCTCGCAATTGCCACGAACGGCGTCGATCCGATGGTCAAGATCGACCTCGACACTTATGCCGTGGCGAACCTCGGCGGCTCCCCGCCCAAGGCGAAGATGCTTACTGTCGTCAAGGATTTCCTCGTCGGCGGGGTGATCGACGGCGTTGTCAATATGGTGCAGTGGTCGGGCATCAACAACGCCGAGGCATGGACGGTCGGCGTTGAACAGTGCGACTATCAGATCATTCCTTCAGGGGGTGAGGTTACAGGGCTTCTCGGGGGAGAGTTCGGAGTTATCCTCCAGCGCGGCCGCGTCTCGCGCATGACCTATGTCGGCGATAACCTCGTTTTCCAGTTTGACGAGATTTCCAACAATGTGGGCTGTGTGTCTCCGCACTCGGTAATCCAGGCGGGCCAACTCGGCTTCTGGCTCTCCGACAGCGGGTTCATGATGTGGGACGGCGCGACGATCAAGCCCATTGGGCAGGAGCGAGTGGACCGTACTTTTGCCGTGGATTACACCAATTCCGACTGGACCGAAATGTCCACCTCAGTGGATCTTCGCAACAGCCTCGTGGCGTGGGCGATGGCCGACAAGATCCTCGTTTACAATTGGGTGCTGGATAGCTGGTCGGTAATCAACCAGGCTTCATCGATCATCTTTTCCGGCTTCTCGCGCACATGGACGCTCGAAGAAATCGGGACCATTTACCCGTCGCTCGAAACGGTCCCTCTTTCGCTGGATGATCCCTACTGGAAGGGCGGCAATCCGCTCTTTTATGTGTTCGACACCACCTTTAAGTTGGGCACTCTATCCGGTTCCACGATGGCGGGAACGATCACGACCGGAGACGTTGAGCTTGTGCCGGGCCGCGATGCCCGTCTGTCGATGGCGCGGCTGCTGAGCGACGCAACAAGCGGTGTGACCATTTCCATCGGGTCAAGGGCGCGGCTTGGCGACGCTCTAGCGGAGAACGATTATTCCGGGCTGACCAGTTCCGGCGATGTCCCGGTGCGCGAGAGCGGACGATATATGCGGTTCACGCAAACCATCGCGGCGGGGACGGATTGGACCTATTCGCAGGGGCTTGATCTTGTCCCGCACAGGGGCGCTCGCCGCTAATGGCAATTACGATCAGCCCAACGTCGCTGCCGCAAGCGACGAAGGGAACGGCTTATTCGCAAACGCTCACGGCTTCGGGAGGGACGGCGCCTTACACCTATGCGGTGATTTCCGGGGCACTCCCAACGGGGTTGAGCCTAAGTTCTGGCGGGGTCATCAGCGGCACGCCGACCGTGGCGGGATATTTCAGCTTCACGGCACGCGCAACCGATAACGTCGCCGCGACCGGGAGCCAGGCGTACACGCTCTACGTCTCTGGCGTCGTTTACTGGTTCATCTGCACGAACGCGGCTTATCCATCGGCCATTCCGGTCGTTGCCGGGTCTCAACTGGAGTTCAACCGCCGCACGGCCAACGCGCTTGCGGGAATGTCAAAGGCGAGGAGGGCTGTCGGGGATCTGCTGCCGCGCCCGACATCGGATGCGGTCAACAACCATCTGCTGTGCGACGGCTCGGCGGTATCCAGGACGGGTTTCCCGCAATTGTTCGACGTGATCGGCACGAGTTGGGGCGCGGGCGATGGCTCGACTACGTTCAACATTCCCAATCTCGTGGGCTCGCTACCGATCGCTGTCACTGCCCCGACGCAGACCATCGGTGACACGACCGCTTCCACCGGAGGCACGATTACCGAACCGACGAACCCAGGCGAAACAGGCGGGTCGAAAGGCGGCAACTACAGCTCCGGCGGCGTCAATAAGTTGCCGATCCCGTGACCTATCTCGACTTTCGGGGGGGATTCGAACGGGCGATGGACCCGGATTTCCACCGGATCGAGGAACTGGACGCGAAGGTTGCCGATGGAACGGCGATATTTTGGTTCGGCGAGAAGTCGGCGATTGCCGGAGAGGTTCAGAGATACCCGAACGCACTGGTGCTGCATTGCCTGTGCGCGACCGGGGATATGGATGAGATCGTGAACGAACTGGCTCCGCAGGCCGAGCAATGGGCGAAAGCGGCGGGTTGCAGTCATGTGACCGTCGAGAGCCGCGAAGGCTGGGGCCGGGTGCTGAAACAACGCGGATACGGCGCGCACACCGTAACTTTAGCGAAGGTGCTGTGAAGTGGGCTTGAGCAAGAGCAAATCGAAGAGCACGAGCACGACCGCGCCAAGCGCGTTCTCGTCGCCATATATCACGGACGCGGCCAATATCCTGAAGCCGGGATATGATGCGGCAGTAGCGAACAACGCAACCCTGATGCCGCGGGTGAATGCGGCGCTCGATTATTCGCAGGGCGTGATGAGCGGGAACTACCTCAATGGTAACCCGCATCTTCAAAGCGTGATCGACGCATCGAACCGCGACATCACGGACAGCGTTTCCGGGCGCTTCGAAGGGGCGGGACGCTATGGCTCCGGCAATTATGCTGGGGTTCTAGCTCGTGCGCTCGGCGACAATGAGAACAAGCTTCGCTACGGCGACTATGCCCAGGAGCGGGCCTATCAGAACCAGGCGCCGGGGCAGCTGGCGGGGCTCGTGGCGCTCTCGGCAGGTCTCCCGCAGGCGGCGGGCAACACCTATTCCGAAGCTGTCCGCAATCTGCTTGGTCAATACAACACGACAGATTCCAAGACGGTCAGCTCGCCCGCCATTGGGCCGATGATCCTTTCCTCTCTTGCGAGTGCCGCGCAGGCGGCGGCAATGAGCGGGGCGTCAGACAGGCGTCTTAAGACCAACATTGAACTGCTTCGCCGCGATCCTGACGGCCTCGGCTGGTATAGCTGGAACTGGAAACGGGATCCCAATGGAGAGACCGTTTACGGCGTGATTGCCGATGAGGTCGAGAAGCTACGCCCGTGGGCGTTTATTCCCAACTTCGTCGGCGAATATGCCGGCGTGAACTACGGAGCCCTGTAAATGGCGTTCGGAGACCCGCTGAACATCGCCCCTGCCCAGATGCAGGCTCCAGCGCCCACAACGCTGGATTCCCTCCCGCCGATGGCCGCAGCCGTACAGAAGCCGAAGATCAACTGGCTCGGCGTGCTTGCCGATGCTTTGGCGGGAGCTGCGGGAAGGCCGGGACCGTATGCGTCAATGATGATGCAGCAGCGGCAGGATGATCGCGCAGACGAGCGCTACCAGCGTCGCCAGAGCGCCGAACTGGAGCAGCAGAAGAACCTCTACCTGTGGAAGCTGGCGCACCCCGATACACCGGCACCGACCGAGTATGAGCGCGCACTGACGGCAGCTGGAATCCTGCCGGGAAGCGAAGCCTATATCCAGCACATGAAGAACTTCGTGCAGATGAAGGAAAATCCGGTGTTCACCTATACCGACCCGGCAACCGGAGCACTGGTGCTCGGATCGAAAGGCGTTCCGCAACCGCAAATTCTCAACGAGCTTCCTCCGGGGGCAAGGCCGGTGGGAGGTGCGGGGTCGCCAGCCCCGCGCACCTTTCCCTGATCCGATGAGAGCTCCGGGGCAGATGACCTCCGGACGACGAACGGTTGAGGGAAACAAGCTCGTCGGCGGCGTGCCGAACAGCAATCACCTGACCGGCGATGCGGCGGATTATGTGGGGACCACCATGCCCGCGCTGCAAAGCTACTTTGGACCGAGCGCCCGCTATCTCAACGAGGGCGACCATATCCACGTGACCTTGCCTGGGTTCGGGCGAGTTCCATTCTTTGGTAGGCGCGGCACTGCCGGCCTTGGGGGACGTTAATGGGCCAGCGATACCAGCTTCCTGACGGCCGTATTGTCGAGGCAATGCCGGGTGGCGGCTATCAGGTAGTCACCGGAGGTGGGCCAGTTGCGTTGACGGGTGGCAATCCGAAGCTGCCCTATGAGACGCAGAAGGCGAAGAACGAAGCCGCCGCGTCCGCGAGCGATCCGGCGAAAGCGGCTGCGGACGTTCGTGTTGCCGAGCTCAACGCCCGCATCAAGGAAGCAGAAGCCGCAGTCGCCGCCGCGCAGAACGATACGCAGCTGAAAATCGCGCAGGCCAATCTCGAAAAGACCCGCGCCGAAATCGCCAACATGAGCGCGGGCAAGGGCAAGGCAATCGAGGCCCTCCAGCAGCAGCTAGACCGTGTCGGCGAGCTGTATCGGCAGAAGATCAAGGGCGGGTTGCCGAATCCTCTGTGGGGCCGCGTGCCTACCTCGACCAACGATCAGTTTGGAACGGCAGCGCAGGGCCTTGTGAATCCGTTCCAGGCAGCCTTCCGCATTCCAGGCGTCGGCGCCCAGTCGGATACCGAACTCAAGCAGTTCATCGAGGCCAATACGCCGACCGCGCACGACACGGACCTCCAGATCGAAGAGAAGATGCGCAATATTCAGACGCGCATCGACGCTGAGAAGGGCGCGCAGCCGCAAGTTGATCCCAATGCACAGGTTACGCCGGAAGTCGGTCTGACCAAGGGCAAGACCCGCGCAGAGATCGATCCGGCGCTGAAGGCTGTTGCTTCCAAAGTCGGCGTCATGATCGCGAACGGCAGTCCGCGCACTGGCATTGAGAAGTTCATGCGCGACAACGGCGTGGACCCGGCCTCGACGAACCTTGGCGAGATCATGAAATTCCGCGTCTCGCCGGAGTTCAAGCAATGGCAGCGTGCCAACCCCGGCAAGCCTTACGATGTTGGCCCTAGCTTCTACACGAAGCAGATCCCGATGTCCCAGGCGCGCCAGATCATGAATGACGTGTCACAATCTCCGGTCGGGGCGTTCAACGCAGCTGCGGCCAACGCGGTTTCTGGCGGGCGTCTTGACAATGCGGTCGGTGCGCTCGGCGGCGATCAGGGCATGGCACAGACCGGCATGGAGATGCTGCGCACCAACCACCCGCTTACGTCGCTCGCGGGCGATGTCGCGGGCCAGGTGATGTTCGAGGACACGCTCGGCCGCATTCCCGGCGCTCGTGCGCTTATGGCGACCCGCTGGGGCCGTCGCGGTGCGGACGCCGCCTACGGGGCATATTCCGGCTCAGGAGAGAATGACGAAGATCCTCTGAGCGGCGCTTTGACTGGCGCACTCACCAATGCCGGGTTCGGCATGGCCGCGCGCGGCACGCAGCGCAGCGTTGGCCGCACGCTCACGGGCGTAAAGAACAACGCGCTTCAGTATCTCGACAACCGCGGCGTTCCGCTCACCATCGGTCAGATTGGCCGGGGATCGAACAATATCCTTGGCCGCACGGTTGGCGGCTTGGAAGATCGCCTGGCCGGGCTTCCGGGTTTTGATGCGGTGATCGGAAAAGCTCGCCAGCGCGGCGATCAGGGCTTCAACGAGGCCGCGTTTCGTGAAATGGGCGGCTCCGGAGCAACTGGCGCGCCCGGAGTGGTTGAGGGCAGCAATCTCGTCGACAACGCCTACAACTTCCTCGACAATGCGAATATTCCATTGGACGCGCAATATGCCGGATCGCAAGCCGGCGTCAGGGCGGCGGTTCCGACGCTTCCGGCGTTCGGTCCAGAGCTGGGAAAGACGCTCGACCTTCTCGACCGCGCGGCAAAGGGCGGCGCTCTGAAGGGGCGCGACTGGCAGAGTGCGCTTCGCTCAGCAAAGTCTAACGCAGCGTCACTCAAAGGTCAGCCCTTCGCAGAGGACGCATCCGGGCTGCTGGGCGACGTTCAAGACAATCTTGTGGACCTCGCCGCTCGGCAGGGACCGCAGGATTCCGTCGCCAAGCTTCAGGCCGCAAATCAGCTCTATTCCAAGTTCCGGACCATCACCAAGGCGCTCGACAACGGCCCGGCGCAGATGGGCGAACTGTTCAGCCCGAAGAGACTGGACACTGCGTCTCTTTCCAATGCTCGCGGATTCGGCGGCCAGGTATCAGCGGTCGGCGGCAACAGGCCGTTCTATGACCTGACCACGGCCGGCAAGGAGGTCATGCCGAACCTTACGCCGGATAGCGGGACGGCGGGCCGCATGTTGCTCGCGCCAGCGCTCGCCGGTCTTGGAGGCGGCATTGGCGCTGCGGCAGGCGGCGACGATCGCGTTGGCGGCGGTGAGTTGGGGGCTGGGTACGGCGCAGCGCTCGGGGCACTGGCGACGGGCGTCTACAGCAAGCCTGCTCAGAAGATCATTCAGAAGGTGCTTCTTGGGGATCGCAGCCGCAATGTGCAGCGGTTGGGCGACTATCTGATTACCAACGCCAAACTCGCTGGGTTGCTCGGCTCTTCGGCTGGCCGGGACTATGTATATCAGCCGGAGCTACCCCAGTAACTGGGATGCGAGACCAAGGACGATAATCGCACCTGAGACATAGGCGAGTACGGTTCTCACGCCTCTGCCAACGCCTTTCGCCGTTTCGACAAGCGATCCGAGCGGTTCGAACAGAAGAGCCTCGGGTCCGCACAGCCCATCTGGCGCCCGCGCAGTGGCAATGGGGGTGAAGAAGCTCTCCGAATAACTGCCGGTCGAAGGCTCGAATTTCTGCTCAGCATAGGCGGGGTTGCCGCACATGCCGAGCAGCGTCCGGAAATGACAATCTGAACAAGGCGGGCCAGCGTCCCGTGCCTCCACGGCCACGGCCTTGAAGGCGTCCAAACGCTCGCGTGCCGCTCCTACGCGATCCACCAAGACCAATTACCCTAAAATCGTGAAAGGTTCCAGATGGCCATTAGTAGCTGGTCCACTACAGCCGCGTCCAATACCTCAGTCGATGGCGTAAACATCGGCGAGGGCTGCGATCCCGGCAACGTCAACGACGCAATGCGCAATATCATGGCGGACGTGGCCGTTGCGATCGGCACCTATACCTTCAATCTGACCAATACCGGCGACATTCCGCTTCTGGTCACGAAAACCGCGACCGGCAACTCAGGCGGTGCCAGCGATCTAAGGGCAATGCTCTACAAGCTCACCTATAACGGCGCCTACGGAACAACCAACGAGATCACCGGAGCCGAGTTTCAGAACGAATTTTGCCATACCGCCGGGACCATCACCTTCGGATACGGGCTTCATGGATACACGGCGATGGGAACCGGCTCAACCGGACAGCCCACCGGGGCCATTACGTCGATGCGCGGGATCGAATGGCACACCGCGAACAAGAGTTCCAACGCCCAACCCATTGCGGCAGCGACCAACTTCTTCTCCGGCGATATGGACATCAGCCGCTCCGGCGTCACCGGCACCATCGGATCGATGACCGGCTTCTTTTGCGGAGATCAGGGCCATGCGAGCAGGGTGACGGTTTCGGCGATCGGGTTCGACTGCGGCAACATGACCGCGGGCTCGCCAAAGACGGCGGCCTTTCGGTCGCAAATGGCGAACGGCACGAACACCTGGGCGTTTCTCGGGGAAGGAAATGCCCCGAGCGCTCTCACCGGGGCTTTGCGCATTGGCGACAACACGCGGCCGACTGACGCTCTTGAAGTCAAGGGCGTCGCGAAGATCACTACGACCGGAACGATCACAGCCTCCGGTGCCTATCACGAGCTTGTTTCGGGCAACAACGATTATGTCGCCCACGCCCGCAATACCCATGCGTCCGCTCCCCAGGGCTTCAGGATCAGGTTCACCGCCGCATCGCCCAACAATCGGACGCAAAGCTTCCTGCTGTGCGAGGACAGCACCACAACGAGGATGCAGGTTTTCTCGGACGGCACTGTTTACTGCCAGGCGGTTGTCCTTCCGGAAATGACTTCGGCGTCGGTCCCAACCCCGGCAGCCGGAACACAGGCACTCTTCATCGACAGTTCGGACCACAAGCTGAAGCGCAAGGATTCGTCCAACACCGTGACGGTGATCGCGTGATCCTGCCCGAGTCCCCGAAGGCGCTGGCCTTCGATGGAACGCTCGCCGCCTGGGCGATGTGGGTCATAACGGTCGGCGCTCCAGCGATCGTGACGCTCTGCACGATTGTCCTGCTTGTCTTGAGGATTGTGATTGCGGTTCGGGAGCTACGGAAGTGAAGCCCATCGGCCCGCGCACTAGAGCGGCCCTGAAAGAGCTGATGCGAACATGGGATGATGCGCTCTCGGAGCCCGTTCCAGCGGACATGAAGGCGCTGCTCGCCAAGCTGAAATGATGGCGGCGTTCACGCGTCGGCACCGAGCGGGGAAACCTGAAGCGCCTAGCCTACTGACCGCCATCGATACAGCGAAACGCAGCCGCATCTCATAACTACGGCCCATGAGGGTAAGCGAATGGGTTGCCCCGCTTAGCCCTCACGCGCCCGAACGCCTCTAGCGGAGGACGGTTCCATGAAAATCTCAGACAAGGGCCTCGCGCTGATAAAGCGTGCGGAGGGGCTTCGCCTTGACGCCTACCAAGACGGCGGCGGTGTGTGGACGATCGGCTACGGCTCCACGCGTGATGTCCACAAGGGCATGACAATCACAGCCGGCGAGGCTGAGCGGCGACTGCTGGAGGATCTGGAGCGCCACGACATCACGCCCTACCTCGACGGCTGCGCGACGACTCCCAACCAATTCGCGGCCATGACGAGCTTGGCGTTCAACATCGGGCTCGACCGCTTCAACGGCTCCACGGTTCTGAAGCGCCATAGGCTGGGCAACTATTCCCGCGCCGCCGATGCCTTCCTGCTCTGGAAATATGACAACGGCCGCGTGGTGCAGGGCCTGCTTAACCGGCGCGAGGCTGAGCGGGAGTTGTACCTTTCATGACGCTGCCCGGATGGCCGCCCCGAGATTGGCGCGCGTTCCTCGCCCTCATCGCCTCCGTGGCCGGCGCCGCAACCCTTACCGGCTTTGCCGCGTGGCTGGTGTGGATCCTGTGGACGTGGCGGGGTTTCGACCAGTCCCGCATCGACGCGCTGGCAAAAGCGCTGTTTGGGCTGCTGTTCATCGTCGGGATCGTGCTCGTGAGCCTTGGGCTGGCAATCAACCGGCGCTCGATCAAGGGATCGATCCTTGGCGCAAGCTTCGAGGCTGAAGGAGGCGAGAATGATGCTCCGTAGCCTCCTCGCCGCAGCTTTGATGCTGGCTCCCGCTCCAGTTGCCGCAGACTGGACCGAATGCAAGCTCATCAACCAAGGGCCGATCACAAAGGACAAGCCGCCCGAGCCGTTTGTCCGCCAACCTGATTTCGCGGCAGCCTCAGCCTACCCAAAGACCGAGATGTATGACGGAATGCCGCCCGAGCGGCTACGGTCACCGAGTCCACGGATAGCCCGTGTCGTGTTCGGCCACGTCGAGGAGTGCGGCAGGCCAAGCATTCCAGATCATCCGAACGCGGCCTTTGCCGCCTGCATCCGGAATGACGGCATCGTCTACCTCCCTAACCCCTGTGACTACGGCGACCGCGAAGAGTTCGCCCGCCTCGCCTGTCACGAGCAAGCGCATCTCGCTTGGGCCTGGCCGAAGGATCATGGCCCATGAGCATCTTCCACCCTGAAACCGCCGAGGACCGCATGGCGATTGTGCCGCTGGTCGGCTGTGTCATTCCGCTGGTGCTTGGCGTTGCCGCGATTGTCGCCGTGCTGGTGTGGCTATGATGGTCTCGGTAACTCCCCTCGGAAGCGCGACCATCCTCAAGGATGGCGTAACCCTGCCGCTTACCCGTGACGAGGCAATCGAAGTGGCTGGTGCGCTGTTCCCGCTGCTTCAGGAACATACCTGCGTCGAATCCGCAATCGAGGCCCATCTGCTTGAGATGACCTATGATTGGAGGGCGATTTGACCTTCCTCCTCTCGCTCCTCGGCTTCGGCAAGTCGGTTCTAACGGCTGTGCTAACGTGGCTGTCCCGCCGCTCTCTAGCGGAGCTTGGCTGCATCGCCCTGGCCCTCATCTGTCTACTACAGTTTACAGCTATGCGCTCCGAAAAGCGCCACGGTGCCAAGCTTCAAACGCAGCTCACCAAATGCTCACAGGGCCGCGAGGCCGACCGCACCGCCTACGCCAAAGCCCAAGCCGACGCAGCCGCAAAGAACAAGGTCCACGTCGCCGATGTGGAAGCCCAGCAGAAGAGGATCACAGACGATGTGGAAGCGCGCTATCGGGCTGACCTTGCTCGCCTTCGTGCTGAGCGCGGGAAGCTGCAACCGGCAAACCCAGCCCCTCAACGTCCTGCCGGCAAACCCGGTTCATCCGCATCCGGCGCAGCCCCCAGCGGACCTGATCCAGAAGCGGTGCCACTTCCTCCAGACGAACTACTGCGAGCCCAGGAAACCGAGCTCCAGCTCAACGCCCTGATCGATTGGGTTCTCGGCCAATCGTCGATCGATCCGAACAAGCCCTGAAACAACTGGGGGAAGCAATGTGGGCCAAAGACCACTCTCAGACAAAGAGTGCCGCGAGGCGCTTGAACAGCTAGAACGCCACGGCAGCAAGCAAGCCGCGGCGGACGCTCTAGGCATATCGCGCTCCACCTTTCAGTCGCGAATCCGCACGGCACTCAATCGTATGGAAGCGGACAGGCCGGACATTCCAACCGCCGAACCTCTTCCGCCCGCCGATCTGCCGACCGAGCAAATCATCGGCCTGATGCGGGACCGCTTCAACCTCCGCGCCGCCAATGCGGCTGCAAGGCGGTGGCGCGAGTTCAAGGTGC